AATGCAGATACTAAAGCATCGTCTCTTAGGACATTTGCTCCGTATACGTGCAATCCACGAACTATGTCACCAAACGAAGTTGGGTCTCTCAACACTTCAGTTGAAAGAATAGTTTGTGCAGTAGCAGTAGAACTGATATGACCAGCCATAACTTTACCACTTGCGTTGGAAGTCGCAGCGATATTGTTAGACTTGTACATGTCAAATCCACGTAGTTTTCCAGTTGATACTAAACCATTTCTGATTGAGCCTTGACCAGCGTTAAAGTCAACAGACAATAACTTAGAACCAGACTGTGATAACTCTTCGTAGAACGAAGGTGGTGCAACGAACCATCTACCTTCTTCAGGTACAGATTGGTCGTCTAACAATCTAGCCATTCTAGCCATTAAGTCTAGTGCATCAACACCAGTTCCATCAGAACCAAGTAGGTCAACAGAGTTACTTGCGTGAGTCATTGTAGAATCAGCAGTAGAACTGTCAGAACCTATAACGTGGTCTGGAGAAGATGTTGAAATACCAGCAAACATTTCAGCTAATACAGCAGCATCATATGCATCTTTCAATGAGTAAGCAGCAGATGATGTAGCAACTTCTTTAAAGTTAACGTGAGACATATTAGTTTCAATGTCATCAACGATAAACTTAAAAGCGTTAGCTTGGTCAACAACCAAGTTAAGTTCTTGGTCAGTTAACATAGTTTGTGATGTGTCAGTATTTCTAGTATATGAAGATACAGAAATTACTGGCTCTTTAATAATCTTTACAGAATCTCCGAAAGCAGAAATTTCACCAGCATAGTCGGTGTTAGTAATAGCTTCAACTACCGATGCTTTTCTGAAAAAGTTTAAAACCTTTTTAGAATAAATCGAAGGTAGGAAAAAACTATTAGTTTGTCCACTTACGGAGTTAGCAAAGTTACCATTAGTATCAGTTGAAGGTTCAAAAAATTGAGCCATGATAATACTCCTTATGTGTTATAGTTTATTTAACGATTCTGCCTTGTTGCATCGCCTCACTAATTTCACTTTCGTGTTTATCAAATTCAGCTATGCTCATAGCAGCAATCTCCCTTTCAGACCATATTTTCTCTTGCGTTGGTTCAACACTTGTTGTTTTAGTTGAAACCATATCCGCAGCAGATTTAGTCTGTTTAGAAGATGACTTTTTCTTTTTTGGAGTTTCTAAGCCAATATCCTTTTTAAACAAATCTATAGCTCTACTAGCTAGGTCAGCATCGTCAGCGTTTTTGTATATCCAATCTTGAATAGACTTAGGCTGTTCTTTTGCCCACCCGTGAAAATCATCACTGTTTCTAACATCGTCAAAATCAGGATGCTTATCTCTTAACCTTTTTTCTGCTTCTCGTTGTGATATTTCTGCTTCACGTTCTTGGAGTTTACTAAGACGTTCTTCTAGAACTTTTGCCTTAGATTCACTTTGCATGTGAGCAACTGTTTCAACAACTTCATAAACATCAGGATATTGTGTTTTAAATTGTTCAAGTTCTTCTTCGGTCTTAGGAGCTTGATATTCAGTTCTATTTTTAGTAGCTTCTTCAAGTAATTCCTGTTCCCTTGACTTAAACTCATTAAGTTTACTATCATAATGTTTTTTTAAATCATCGTATCTTTTTTTGTAATCAGGTTTTTTGTAAGGAACTTCTTTTTGTTCTGCTACTTCTTCCTGTTTTGCCATTTCAATTTCGTCACTTTCGTCAACTTCAGTTGATGGTTTTTCAAAAAAGAGACCTTCAGATGATTCAAAAGGTTTATCTTCACCAGTATGCCAAGCTTTTTTTTGGTTATAAGGATTTGCTTGTTCCTCTTTTAAGACTTCTTCAGTCATTTTCTATCCTCCTACTAAGGGCTTCGTTTAACAAGGTAGCTGCTTGTGCACTGCAGGGCTTGTCTTGTAAAGGTCGCCTTTCGGTTGTTGTTTTGATAAAGTGCCTAATACTAGGGTAGCTTTATCCCTTTTAGCTCCTTACGTATGGTCTATTAGAAAGCATAGATTTTTTAAGTTCGTCTCCAACTAAATCGTCTTCCTCTTGCATTGCTGCTTGAGCACCGACTGTTTCTTTGGTAACACGAATATTCTGTTCAACAGGTTGTGGTGCAACCGGCATCGCAGTATCTTCTTCTTCCATTAAACCACCTTCTTGAGCTGGTTGTCTTTCATCTGCTTTAGCTTCAGCTTCTTTCATCATAGACATTAAATTGTCTGCTCCGAGTTCTTCTACAGCTTTAGCAGTAAAGACAAATTCACCGTCAGATAACCTTGCAGGTATACTGTCGGAGA